ACTATGTTTAGTTGGGCTAAAGATAAATATCCTGTAGAAGAAAGGAATGATATGAATAATGTTGTAGACTACACACCTAAAGATATTGAAGATAGGGGTACGTGGAAATATGAAGCTATGCGTGGTGTTAATGCGTCTACTATGCAGGACTTTAATGTTAGGACTTACGCAGACAGGCAAGAATACATATACCCCAGTGGGGGAATTAAGGTTAGAAAGTTAAGTGACAAGGTATTTTATACTAAAGATAACTTTAGAGGTGATGAGTTGTTTGGTATGAATATGTTTACCGCAGGATCATCTAAGATGGTAACTGTAACAGAAGGTGAACTTGATGCTTTATCTGTAGCCCAGATGCTAAAGAGTGGTTACACTACACCTGTAGTCTCATTACCATCAGCTACCCCATCGAGGAAATTATGGGAAAACTGTAAAGAATGGTTAGATAGTTTTGAGAAGATTATTTTGTCTGTAGATAACGATGAAGCAGGGAATGCAGTAGCTGACAGAATGGCTAAGTTATTTCCTAATAAGGTCTATAGAGTACCTCACGACAAGTATAAGGATGCTAATGAGTTTTTACAGGATAACGCTAATCAGGAGTTTAAGTCTGCTTGGTGGAACGCTAAGAAGTACACACCAGAGAATATACTTAACACTACAGATCAGTTTTTATCTTTATATCACGATACACCAGAGCATCAGTATGTTCCTACAGGGATAGAATCATTGGATGAGAAGATACTTGGTTTGATGCAGGGTCACTTTACTGTCATTAAAGCACAGACTGGTATAGGTAAGACTGAAGTTATGAGGTACTTAGAGTATAACTTCCTTAAGCAAGGTGTACCTATTGCCGCATGGCACTTAGAAGAAACTAAACTTAGAACACTATTAGGTTTAGTATCGTATGAGTTGAAAGATAATGTGACTAGGAGAGACTTAATAGATGGCAAGGGCGTAGAGGATAAGGTTGTAGGTGCTATTGAATCTTTAACGAAGGATGAGTTGTTCTATCAATTCTACCTTGGTGATGGTCAGAGTGCAGAAGAACTTATAGATCAGATACGTTTCTTTAGTCAGGCTTGTGGTTGTAAGTTTGTATTCTTTGAGCCTATACAGGATGTTGTAGCAGGTAGATCAGAGTCAACAAAAGAGGAGTTACTTGCAGATTTATCTATACGGTTGTCTAAGTTGGCGGCAGAACTTAATGTAGGTATTGTAACGATTGCACATACGAATGAAGATGGTGATCCTAAGTATTGTAAAATGATAGGCCAACGTGCATCAGTTATTATAGATTTACAGAGAGATAAAGAAGCTGATGATGTAGATGAACGTAACACTACATACATTAGTGTACAAAAGAATAGACCTTGTTCAGAGGAAGGTAGAGCAGGGCGTATGAGATTTAACATGGAAACATTTACCTTAAAGGAAGTTATATGATTTTTGATATAGAAACTGATGGGCTTTTAGATGACCTAACTAAGATTCACGTTATGTCATACTCCCCCGATGGAAATAAAGTCTATCATACCCACGACTATGATGAGATGAGAACACTCCTGTTAGAAGCTGATAAACTTATCGGTCATAACATCATAAGATTTGACATCCCTGCGGTGGAAAATGTGCTTAAGATTAAGGTCAAGGCTACTCTAATAGACACTCTGGCTTTGTCTTGGTATCTAAACCATCACAGACCTAAGCATGGACTAGAAGGTTACGGTGAAGACTACGGTGTACCTAAACCACAAATAGAGGACTGGAATAATTTAACCCCAGAACAGTATGCTCATAGATGTGATGAGGATGTAAAAATAAATAGTAGGTTATGGAGAGACTTAGGTTATAAGTTAAGTAAGTTGTATCCTAATCCGATTGATAGAGATAAGTTCATAGACTACCTTAGTTTTAAGTTAGATTGTGCCAGAGAACAAGAGGCCCTACAGTGGAAATTAGACATAAATAAAGCTACTGAGTACAAAGATGAGTGGGAAAAGCTAAGAGAAGAAAAGATAGAACAGTTAGCTGATGCTATGCCAAGAAAGGATATAACAAGGATAGCTAACAAACCTAAAGTTATGTACAAGAAAGACGGTGAACTTAGTTCTCATGGAGAGCGTTGGGTTGATCTATGTAAGGAATACAGAATGCCTGTAACGACACAAACTTTTGTAGTTAAGACAGGTGAAGAAAAAGCTAACCCTAACTCGACTGATCAGGTTAAAGATTGGTTGTTTTCTATTGGTTGGCGGCCTCAAACATTTAAGTTCTTAAGAGATAAAGTTACTGGTAAAGAAAGGAAGATAGAACAAGTTAGAAAAGGCAGTGAGTTATGCCCTTCTGTAAAGAGATTGTCTAGTGTAGACCCTAGGATTGATTTGCTAGATGGGTTAAGTGTATTGTCTCATAGGATTGGTATAATAAAGTCCTTTGTTGAGTGTGAGAAAGATGGTTACTTACAAGCTACTATTGCAGGGTTAACAAACACCTTGAGGTTTAAACACGCAAAACCTTTAGTTAATCTACCGTCTGTAGATAAGCCATATGGTGAAGAGATACGTAGTTGTCTTACATCACCAGAAGATTACATTCTATGTGGTGCTGACATGACGAGTTTAGAAGATACAACTAAGAGACACTATATGAAACCGTTAGATCCTAACTACGTAGAAGAGATGTCAAAAGAAGGGTTTGACCCCCATTTAGACTTAGCTAAACACGCAGGTTTAATATCTCAAGAGGATATAGATAAGCACAATTCGGGAGAGAAAAGCCTTAAAGATTTAAGGAAGAACTACAAAGTTGTTAACTACAGTGCTACTTATGGTGTAGGAGCTTCTACGTTAGCTCGTAACACTGGTATGAGTGCTTCTGAGGCAAAAAACTTATTAGAAGCGTTCTGGTCACGTAACTGGTCTGTAGAGGCCGTAGCGAAGGGTGTAAGAATTAAAGAATTGTTTGGTTCTATGTGGTTACAAAACCCAGTTTCTAACTTTTGGTACTCTCTTAGAAGTGAGAAAGATAGGTTTTCTACTCTAAATCAGGGAACAGGTGTTTATTGTTTTGATAATTGGGTAAAGTTTTGTAGACAACAGGGGTTAGAGACTGTTGGTCAGTTTCACGATGAGGTTATAGCCTTAGTAAAAAGGGGAAAAGAGGATGAAGTAGTCAGTATCATGCACAACTCTATAAGAGATTTAAATCAGTTGTTAAAATTAAATGTAGATTTAGGTATGGAAGCTCAGTTTGGAAATAATTATGCTGAGATACACTAAAATAAATTAATTATTTACTTATATTATTTTTAAAAATACAGCTATATAGTAAGTATCAGTTATAAAAAGGAATCCGACAATGGCTAAATATGTTATGGAAATGGTACTTGAGTACCCAAAAGTATTTGAAGAGAACTTAGACATGGGGAACCCTGATGGACCTCGTGCCGCACAAGCAATTGCTCAAAAGGGCGGTCAGTTTATAGTTAATGGTTACTTTACTAACGAAGATCAAATTGATCAGTTATATGGTGATGGACTTGATCCTGCTCCTATGAACTCCTCTAGGGTTATAGAGGGCAACTCACAGTTTGGTATAGGTAAGTTTATGAAACTCAAACGTGATAAAAACAACATTAAAGTGTTCCAAGATAAGTCTGGAAAGGATGTTGAAGTTGATTATGGTGGGGCACCTAAAGTAGTTGATCTAACGAAAGGAGAAGATAAAAAACGTATGTGGTCTTTTGTTGATGATGGTCCTCTAGGTAATGGCACTAAAGCTAAAGTACAGTTTGAGACTTACGCTAAAGGTGCAGGAGTTAGGCTTATGAATATTGGAGTAGTAGATCATGTTGCATACGAATCTAATTCTGAGCCTTCTGAAGATGACAAATTGTTTATGGTGGACTAAATGAAACTTACTATTATCTTTGAGAGTGAAGAAGAATCAGACGGTTACGATGGTAAGGTACACATGGAACGTAAAGTAGTTAAAGACTTACATCAGTTAGCTTGGGCTTTTCACGAAGCTACTAAAGCAGTAGGTTTTGATTACGTAAAAAGTGTAGCATTTGAAAAAGATAATGGTGAGATGGTTTGGAGTGAGCTTTAATGGATAGGGGAAAAGTACTGATCGACGGTGATATTGTAGCCTATAGATCAGCCTTCGCTACCCAAGACTTAAGTTCTGTTGATGCTAAAGCTAAGGCAGATGAATTAATAGAGTTTATATTAGAGCAAACTACCGTGTTCCCTACACCTGATGATTACATAATTTTCCTAACTGGTGTAGGGAACTTTCGTCACGAAATATCTAAGACCCATAAGTATAAAGGTAACAGGTCAGATAGCGAAAAGCCAATTCATTTAGCCGTTATAAGAGAACATTTTGTAAGTAGATACGGAGCTATAGTTAGTGAAGGAGAAGAAGCCGATGACCTTATAGCGAAAGAAGCAACAAGACTAAACAACAAAGCAGTTGTAGCATCTATAGATAAAGATATGTTACAGATACCTTGTTGGCATTTTAATTTTGGTAAGAATGAGTGGAAAAAAGTAAGTAAGTGGGAAGGCTTAAAGTTTTTTTATACTCAGATATTAACTGGAGATAGGGCAGATAACATAGTTGGTTTGTGGAAGGTAGGTCCTGTAAGAGCTTCTAAGATACTACAAGAGTGTAATACAGAGTATGACTTATGGAGTGCTTGTTTAGGGGCCTACGATGGAAATAAAGACCGTGTAGTAGAGAATGCTAGGTTACTCTGGTTAAGAAAGAAGGATAATGAAATTTGGCAACCTCCGAAAGAAGAAGACACGCTATAAAAAATGGTTACAGATCTGGTTTAGAGGATGACATATCAAAAGATTTAAAGGATAGAGGTGTACAATTTGAGTACGAATCTATGAAAATTTATTGGGAGTTATCTGAAATAAAGTCTTACACACCAGATTTTATATTACCTAATGATTTAATAATAGAAAGCAAAGGGAGATTTACTACCGCAGACAGAAAGAAACACTTAAAGATAAAAGGACAGTACCCTGATTTAGATATTAGATTTGTATTCTCAAACTCTCGATCTAAGTTGTATAAAGGTTCTAAGTCTACTTATGCTGACTGGTGTGTTAAACATGGATTTTTATACTCCGACAAAAGGATACCCGAAGAATGGATAAACCAAAAATAACATTTCTTGTGCATCGCGTACATGATGGTCCGAGAGAAGATAAAGGCGGTACTTGTTGGTTAAACTGTTTAGTTGAAGATACAGAAAACAATGAGTTATTTGATGAGGAAATACCGTTTATATCTTTTAATGCCGCTTATGAGTTTAAGAGACATTTTGATAAATCTATAGAGCCTATAAAATTTCAATTTAATACTGATAGGAAATACGATGCCTAATAAAACAGCAGTAATATTAACTTGTGGACACGCAGACCCTTCAGTGGAAAATGAGCGTTTTTCTTGGTTGGGTGAGTTTCTATACGACATAAAACCTGACTACGTTGTTGATCTTGGTGACGGTGCTGACATGAGGTCTTTAAACAGTTTTGATACAAGATACCCAGAAGCAATAGTAAGTCAGTCTTACGAGAAAGATATAGAGGCATACAATGATTCAATGGAGAGACTTAGGTGGAAGTTTAGACACCATAAAAGAAAACGCCCTTACTTTATTGGGTTTGAAGGTAACCACGAGAACAGAATTAAAAAAGCAATCGCACATGATCCAAGACTTGAGGGAGCCAAGTTCGGGATTTCCTTCAAGCATCTTCAAACGAAGTACTGGTTCGACGACTATCACGAATACCAAAACTCAGGGCCTTCGATTGCTGATTATGACGGTGTATCGTATGCTCATTTCTTTTCTAGTGGTAATTTCGGTACAGCTACTTCTGGCTTGCATCATGCTTACACCTTACTTCAGAACAGGAACCATTCTAGCACCTGTGGTCATAGTCATAAACGGTCTGTGTATTTTAAAGATGGGGCTCATCCTACAGGAATTATCGGGCTTGTTGCAGGTTGTTTCAAAGGAGGAGAAGAATCTTGGGCAGGACAAGCAAATAGGGATTGGTGGAAAGGTGTAGTTATAAAGAGAGATATAGACAATGGTATATATGATCCAGAGTTTGTGTCGTTAGATAAGTTGAGGTCAGTGTATGGGAAAACGTAGTAATTTTGAGAGGGTGCCTCGTGACTACTACCCGACACCTATACACGCAGTAGAGCCTCTTATACCTCACTTACCTTACTCTTTTAAGTATATAGAACCATGTGCAGGTGATGGAAGGTTGATGGAGCATCTAACTAAGTTAACGGATGGTATGGCAGAATGTATATTAGCTCTTGATATAGAACCTAAAGCTGACCATATAATAAAAGGAGATGCTCTTCACTTTCATGGTGCAAGTGAGTTCGATACTGAGATACTAACAATAACTAACCCACCGTGGCAAAGAAGGGTGCTACATCCTATAATAGACCAGTACTTAGATATATGCCCTACTTGGTTATTGTTTGATGCCGATTGGATGCACACAAAACAGTCATCTTTTCTTATGACTTATTGTAAGAAGATTGTAAGTGTTGGTAGAGTAAAGTGGATAGAGGGAAGTAAGAGTTCTGGCAAGGATAATTGTTGTTGGTACTTATTCGACAAGACAAACAAAAACGCAACTGAATTTTATGGTAGGAATGTAGAATGAACTTTGACGAATATCAAACACAAGCAAGTAAGACTACAATATATGATAATAAGTATAATATAATATACCCCTCTTTAGGTTTAGTAAATGAAGCAGGAGAGGTAGCAGGTAAGGTTAAGAAAGTACTAAGAGATAACGGTGGTATATTTGGTACTGTTGAAAGAGAAGCTATTAAGAAAGAGTTAGGTGATGTCTTGTGGTATATGTCAGCAGTATGTAGTGACTTAAATATAAATATGTCAGATGTTGCTAAAGCTAATATTGATAAGTTAAATAGTAGATTGACTAGAGGTGTCCTTGGAGGGTCTGGAGATGAAAGATAGTATAATTGTAAGGTATTTTAATTATTTAAAACATTGGAGACTTCATAGGGAAACTATAAAACAATTAAATAAGCTATCTGATAGGGATCTCAATGATATAGGTCTACATAGAGGTGACATAGATAGTATGATATGGTTAGATGAAGACAGAAAAAAAAGGGGCAAAAAATGAACAACTACTTACCAACAGATTACCAAGCATTTATACATACATCAAGATATGCTAGATGGTTAGAAGATGAAAACAGAAGAGAGACTTGGCCTGAGACAGTAAGTAGGTATATGTCTAATGTTATATTACCTAAACTAAGTTCATCACATCCAGAGACAAAAAAGATAGAGGAGATGATTCTTAATTTAGATGTAATGCCTTCTATGAGAGCTTTAATGACAGCAGGTTCTGCCGCTAACAGAGATAACACTTGTATGTATAATTGTAGTTATCTACCAGTAGATGACCCTAAAGCGTTTGATGAAGCTATGTATATACTTCTTTGTGGTACAGGCGTAGGGTTTTCTGTAGAAAGTGACTTCGTAAACAAACTACCTGAGATACCAGAACTACAAGAAAGTGATTTAGTTATTAAGGTTAAAGATAGTAAAGAGGGGTGGGCTAAAGCTCTTAGACAGGTTGTAGCACTGCTATACGCAGGTGAGATACCACAATGGGATGTATCTTTAGTTAGACCTGCTGGAGCTAGGCTCAAGACATTTGGTGGTAGAGCTTCTGGACCTGCCCCTCTCGTGGATCTATTTAACTTTACGTTAGCTACATTTAAATCTGCACAAGGCAGGAAACTTGCACCCATAGAGTGTCACGATCTTATGTGTAAGATAGGAGAGATTGTTGTTGTAGGCGGTGTTAGACGTTCAGCTATGATCTCACTATCTAATTTAGATGATGATAGGATGAGACACGCTAAGTCAGGTTCATGGTATGATAGCACACCCTATAGAGCATTAGCTAACAACTCAGTATGTTACACTGAAAAACCTGCAATGGAAACTTTTATGCGTGAGTGGCTTGCTCTTGTAGAAAGTAAGTCAGGTGAACGTGGTGTGTTTAATAGACAGGCTTGTAAGGATGTAGCTAAACGTAATGGTAGACGTAACCCAGAGTTTGAGTTTGGAACTAACCCCTGTAGCGAAATTAGCTTAAGACCACATGAGTTCTGTAATCTAAGTGAGGTAGTTGTTAGAGCTACAGATGATATAAACTCCTTAATTGAGAAGGTTAAGATAGCTACGATAATAGGTACAATACAATCTAGTTACACTAAGTTTCCTTACTTACGTAAAGTATGGGCTAATAACTGTGAAGAGGAGAGACTTCTTGGAGTTAGCTTAACTGGAATTATGGACAACCCACTTATGACTAAATCAAACTTAGGGCTAGATAAAACCTTACGTAAATTAAGGCAAGTATCTATAGACACTAATAAAGAATGGTCTAGTATTTTAGGAATACAACAGTCTACTGCTACTACTTGTGTAAAACCTAGTGGTACAGTAAGTCAAATGGTTGATAGTGCGTCAGGTATTCATGCTAGGCATAGTCCTTACTATATTAGAACTGTAAGAGGAGACAACAAAGACCCACTAACTAAGTTTATGGTAGAGCAAGGTATACCTTCAGAGCCTTGTGCAATGAAACCAGATAATACTACAGTGTTTAGCTTTCCTGTTAAGTCCCCTGATAACTCTATATTTAGAGATGACATGACTGCTATTGAGCAACTAGAGTTGTGGTTAACTTATCAAAGGCATTGGTGTGAACATAAACCTAGTATAACAGTTAGTGTTAAAGAAGAGGAGTGGTTAGAAGTAGGATCTTTTGTGTATAAACATTTTGATGAGATGAGTGGTGTATCTTTCTTACCTTATGTGGATCACTCTTATGTTCAAGCACCTTATCAAGAGGTAGAAGCTGAAGGCCCTCTTAAAGTTGTTGTGTCTGAGTTTGACGATTCTATTACAGAAAGGCATCATACATACGAAAGTTTATTATCTATTATGCCTAGTAAGATTGACTGGTCTAAGCTATCTGAGTTTGAAGTAGAAGACACAACTAGGTCAAGTCAAACCTTTGCTTGTACAGGAGAAGTGTGTGAAATGGTAGATATTAGTTCATAGACACTTGTATTATCTAAAATAGTTCTTATATAATTACTACCCCTCAGTGGAAATAAGGAGTAAGTATGGCTAAATGGTCTGAAAAAGAGTGGAACCCCGACACTAAGAAAAAGGATAATGTGAATCACCCACCTCACTACGGAAACGGAAAGATAGAGTGTATAGACTACATACAAGATTTCTTAAGTGATGAAGAGTTTATAGGATACCTACGTGGTAATATAGCCAAGTATATGCATAGATGGAGATACAAGAATGGGATAGAAGACTTACAAAAAGCACAATGGTATAATAACAGACTCATAAAATTTTATATGGATAGAGTTCTGTCACTGACACAAGATAAACAATAAAAAAAAGCCCCTGTACCAACTAAGGTATAGGGGCTTAATTATTTTAAATGTATGTTATTCTTAAGGGTATTTTTTCCAGTTTAATTCCCAGTGAGGTCCATCTGGAAAGCTCTTCCAGTCACCACCCCAATCAATACTAACCTTAAGTTCTTTTGCGGCCTTCTTCATAGCCTTCTCTATAGGGTCAAAGTCTTCCCATTCCCAAGAGATAGGCCAAGGTGCTATATCAACAGCATGACCTGTTAGGTGTCTTGAGTTCATTGTGGTGCTTTTACCAGTCTTAACAAGCTCTCTTTGCCTGTCAATATTTCTAACACCCTCAATTACAGTAAAGTCTCTTTCAGTAATCTCTATCGCTCTTTGTATTACATCCTGTAGATCTGGATTAACACCTGATAGATTTTGTAGACTTCTTTGTCCTAGTTCGTATCCCATTATTTCTTTCCTCCGAATAGTTTAGTTGCAGATCTTATACCAAAACTTGCGGCTATAACTACACCAAGGGAATATGTGTACCACTGAGGAGCTTGACTTAAAGCAATAAACCCTGCTTCTGCAATATCTCTACCCCAGTCACCACAGAAACTTAAAATAAATGGTCCTGACAAAAGTAGAACTAGATATTCGTCTTTCCATGAGCTTTGTGTAGCTTTCATAGCTTCAAGATCCCAGTCAATTTCTCCTGTAGCAATCTTTAGATCTTTGGTAGCTTTCGCTTTCTGAGCGGCTGTTTTACCTTCGATCCAAGAACCTGCTAGTCCTGCGACTGGTCCAACTATGTTTCCTAATATACCCAACATCAGTTATTACACTGACATTTATCGCAACAATTGCAAGGCATAGCTAATATTGCACGTAGTACACGGTTGAGATATGACATTATTCTGCCCCACCTTTTTCTTTTAATACGATACCAAAGATACCGCCAACTATACCAGCCCATGTTAATATAGGCATATTAAGCATAAATCCTATTCCTACACCTGCAAGTGCAAGTGCTAGATATGTTGTAGGCTCTTTAAGTCTTCCAGTAATCCAATCCATAGTTATTTCTCCTATTTAAAAGTAATAGCAACACCAACTGATATGTCACTATATTTAAAATCGCTGTCTAAAGACAGTTTTGAATAAGCAGATAAGTTATCACTTATAGCCATAGTACTTTTGACAGATGCACCAGAGATATTAAAAGAATCTGAACTTGAATATCCCCAGTCTAATGCAGGTCTAATAGAGAGTCTTGAAACATTAGCTGTAACACCAACATCACCTGACCATTTTTTCGTCTTAAATCCATATTCGACTGATGCGTCTGGTTTTATTAGTGACATAATGCTACTTCTTGCAACACCCTCAGCTTGTGCGTAAGCTGATGACAGAGCAATAATAACACCTGCAATAAATAGTTTTCTCATATATTTTATCCTCTTATTTATTTTGATTTGTTTTAGTTTTACTTAAAGCTGTAGCACCCATGAAACCTAGTACTACACCCATCTGTGCTACAAGAAATGTATTAAGAAAACCCGATGCTGATTCCATGCGAGGTATATTAATAATGGGTGTAAGTAATATTATAACTGTAACTATTGTTGTACCCATAGCTAACCAAGCCATAGTACGTTGTGTATCCATCATCTTGTCTTCATTTTCTAAACGAATCCATCTTTCGTGACGATCTAATTCTTCATCAGTAATAATGCCATCACCATCTGAATCGGCTACAGCATATTTACTATCTACTTGTAATTTCTTAGGTGACATTATACTTCTTCTCCATAAGGATTAAATTTAAAACACTTAGCTTTTACAGAGTGTCCTGTAGCTATTAAACCTTGAGCTATAGGTATTACTTGTTCTTCACAATGGGTTTCTGTTTGAAACAAATGATCTCTTCGTACCATTACATCACATGAAGTAACATCTGTAGGCACTGCACAGTATAGTATTATAGCGAGAAACATTAGTTTCCAACCAGAGGGTTATCCAGAGCCTCCTGTAGTCTTGTACTTAATCTTTCTTCTAGTTTAGTCATTGCTTCTTCTATACGACTTTCTGTTTCACGCATTGTATCTCGTACATCTTTTTCAGTCTCACGGTTCAATGCTTCTACTTCACGCATAGATGCAAGTGTATCTTTCTGTAACTGGTTCATTTCATCAATAGCATTCTGTACTTCGTTACGTATCTTATCTACATGACCTTCTACAGACATTATATCTTCACGTAAGTTATTTTTAATATCACGAGTATAGTCTATAGCTTCATCTAGTTTAGTCTGTGTTAAAGTATTCTGAGCTGTTATTGTGTCTACATCTATCTCTTGGATAATCTCTTTCATGTCCATGTAGTCTTTGTAAAACTCAAAGCCACCCCATAGACCACCACCAAGTGCCGAAACGATTGGTACAAGTAGCATGAGTCTGCCACCTTTTATTTTTGCACCTGCTATCTCTACTTCTGCCATACTACACCTTAGTTTTCAAATGAAAGACTTCTTAACTGATTAATCTCTTGCTGTAACTTCATTACTTCTAGTTCTTTTTTCTGTAACTCTAGTTCATATAGTCTATTGCAATCTATTCTTGACTTAGCCCTTTTACCTAGTGGTATTATTATTCTACTGTATACACCTATGTCACCAGTCTTTGTATTGTCAGTAGATACTGTACCACCTTGTATTATACCTGTAACTCCAAACTCCCATTGTGTAGCTGATCCTATAGCATTACTACAGTCTAGTTCACCTGCTCTAAATTTATCAGCTTGATAACTCATACTAGAATTAGGAAGAGATAAACTTAATGAGTTAGACGTTGAGTCTGCTAAACTAGGTATATAGCAACAACAAAGAATTATAATAAGGAGAACCCTCATTGTGTTTTTTTTATCTTACTACATATTCTAGAAGAAACTAAAGTAACTTGTTTATTACTCTTAAATACTTTTGACTCAGTACATATGTAGACAGCTTTATCTAAGTCATTAGATCTTATGTAAACATCAAACAGTTTTCTCTTATTATGTTTTACATTTATTACTTTTGAAGTAGAAGCAAAAGGTAAAGGTTTCCAATCATCTGTATAGACTTGTATAGAATAGTACTCTATCCCTTCCCTTCTATTGAAGATCTTCATTTTAGTTACGTGTACACCATCTATGTAAGATGACTTTAATGTCGGATAAGTCGGGGTCATTTCATGTGCGTTACTATGAAGGCTTAAACATGAAAGAAAGGCCAACGCTAATGTTACTTGGCGATACATTCCGCTACTATTAAAGCTGTGTAATTACCTGCTGGTAATGCTTTTGTTGATCCATAGCTTGCAGTAGATTTTACAGTAAACCATGTAGAACCTGCTAATGTCATATTAAACTCTGTAACATTATTGTATGTAACTTTAGCCGCTTCATATGCAGACATACCTGCTACTCCTACTTGACCAACAATGGTACTTCCTGTCCAAGCTACTGCATCAGTCAGTGTTGGGCTAGATGAAAAGCTGTTAGGGTGTGTAAACTTTGTCTTATAATAGTCAGCTTGTGCTACATCTACTCGTATAGAAGCATGAACGCCACCTTCATTAGATTCTGTACTTAGTTTGTAAGGTAATGGATGTCCATAAACACCATTAGTTTCAGTCCATATAGAACACTTAGGTTCTACTACACCATTAATAGGTGAGTCAACTGCCATTGCTGAGGTAGCTGACATTAGTAATGCTATTGTTGCTAATCTCTTAATCATAATATCCCCGATTATTTATCATATTGAGAACGTACTATTGTTCTATGTAGTTTATCTTGTGCTAAATTTCTTAATGCTTTAGTATTATCTTTTATTTCTGCGTCTTTTAATTCTATTGCGTCTTCGTAATTACCACCTTGTATAGTTGCACTGTAGTAACCATCTAATGTACCTGTAGAAGCTAACTGTTTCATCATAGCGAGTTGTTGCATTGGGTTAGCTATTTGTTCTGCCGCTCCTGCTACAGATAAGGCTCTCTCCATTTTTAACTCTTCTTGTTCTTCTTCTTTAGCTTTTTCTTCTTTCTTAGCTTCTTCTTCTTTTTGTTCTGCTTTACGATCTAATTGAAACTTTACCCATTCATCATAGTATGGATCATCTATGTCAGGCTCATTATCTATTAAGTTGTTATCTAAAAGGTATTGATATAAAGCACTCTCGTAGTCTGGACAGCTAGGATCTGCTAACGGTATAAAGCAAGGATCAAACCTGTAGTTGTATGCTACAATAACATCACTGAGTGTTGCATCTCCTGTTACGCCTATACTTCCATCACCCCAACGAGTTCCTAATGATGGTGTAACAACATCAAATCCTATCTTAGTATTACTAGGTAGTTGATCCCAGTTATCATGTCTTTCGTATATATTACCTGACCCATTAGCATTCTTATTAACTATAGAAACTGTAGCATCTGCATCTGAATCCTTAGTGATTGTATACTTATGAAAGATACCTTGTACTTCTAGTCCTGCCTCTGGCGGTAATACTTTTGACATATCCCAAGTACGTACATACTTAGCTACATTATCTGTTCTTCCATATAGTAGCTCAGAGGATAAATAAGAGGGCAAGCAACAGCCCACCAACAGCACCAGCACCTGTAGCTGTACTCTTCGTATCTTCATCCCATTCTTCTTTCTTACCTGTCTTAGCATCAGGTATTAGATGAGGGTTATTGTTCCATGCGTCTTTAGCTGGCTGACCTACAAGACCATCAAATGGACATGGTGTTCCAGCATTCATCATACTATCAAATACTCTTTTGTCTTGGCAGAGTACAGATACTGCCGCAACCTTCATTCCCATATCATAAAGAACTTTAGCATTCTTTAATCTTTCACAATTCATATCTCTGGTTGTAGCACCTGCTGATATACCTAATATCTGTGTCTGTACTGCACCTGATACACCTACTGTACATAAATCTGAATTAGAATTATTAATAGTAGGTGACATAGCTGAAGGTGGAGGTGACTTAACTGTAGTTTCTGATGTTAAATTAGAGTTAACAGTAGATGTAGTACTACTGTTAGTTTCTATACAGTTAGCATTTGTTGCACTGTCACACCCTTCAGCGTATGCTTGTTTAACCATCATTAGTATAAGGAATATAAGTATTGCTAAACCTGCGTAAAAAAATAGATATTTCATACTTTATTCTCCATTAAATGACATCCATACAGCACCAGCTATAAAGGTAAGCGTAGCAACAGTAAGTATTTTAACTGTCGTATTCCAGATAGACTTACGTGTATCTCTCCAAGCGTCAAGTAAGGATCTCATTTCCATTATATCTCTAGCGGCATTCTCATCTGTCAAGCCAATACTTTCTAAAGCACGTTTAGCTGACCTATCTAACATCTCCTCTAGTTCCTCTGGAGAAATCTTTAAGTTTGACATTTATTATACCCCTTCAGTGGAAATAAAGAGTACCCCCATCAGTGGAAAATGAGGGTACACCAGTGGAAAATGACCTATTCTTTTTCTGTAGTTTCTTCTTGTGAGCTTTTTATGTCTTGAATTAACATATTTTCAAAACCCTTCTTGCCCACTTGTAGTTGATCAACATTAAATAAAGCACTACCAATCTTACGATCTAAATCAACAATATGATTAACCATAGTTTGTTGCTTTTCAGTCATATCTTCTAAATTATATTCTACGTTATTTATAACGATGGGGGTTGTTTTTTTCTTGCCCATTGTATTTCCTTTCGAGTTTAAGTTAAGATGCAGTGTAACCTTTACCTGCTGTTATTGCATTGGTAGTTGCTGTCATAGACTCGCTACCCCAATCTGTTTTAGCTTTCATCAGCTCAAGGTGTGCTACATTTCTGTCTACTGCGGCTTGTCTATCTTCTTTAGCTTCACCAGCCATACGATTACCAGCAATCACATCATTAATAAGGTCGATTGAGTGACCCATTGCTGTGTAGTCTTGTGCTAATTCTTCTGTTGTTCTATCTGTCATTTTATTTATCCTTCTAGTTCTTCAATACGAGCAAGTGCCGCATCTAATTTTGTTGACAATTCTTGTACTGCTTTAACGAGTGGTATAACAAACATCTCTCTTGATACTTGTTGCACTCCATATTTATCTTCTTTCCAACCACCAAAGTTAGAAACACCTGCTGTATCTAATGCAGTTTTTACTTCTTGAGCAATAAAGTTATGCATTGTTGCTGTGGTATTCATGTCGTTAATAATATTACCATCAGCATCTTGTCTGCGTAAGTGAGCTAACTGTGCATCAGAAGCATCAAGTTCGTTACTTGGCTTCCAGTTATATTTAACAGTTCTAAGATCATTTATAAAATCTAAACCTAATGTTTGATTTGTAATATTTTTCTTTAATCGTTCATCTGAGGAACGTGACCAGTTAGCATCAGTATCAAAGTCATTGTGAACAACATTACTAGCTTTACCAAATGTAAAGTCATTATCTCCTCCAGAAATATTTTCACCTATGGTAATGCTATTAAAAGCACCTGATGCACTATCTACCTCATAGCCTATATTAATATTATTACCTCCAGAGGTAATAGAGTTACCTGCGTTAGTACCAATGCAAACATTTTGTATGCCTGTGGTTATACTGCTACCTGCGCTATCTCCAACGCCAAGATTATTAACGCCAGTTGTGACTCCTGATAATGTACTTTTTCCTAGAGCCGTATTGTTAGTTCCTGTAGTACAAGCACTTAAAGAATCATAACCAAAAGCACTGTTTGTATCACCAGTCGTAATAGAATAACCTGAAAAACTACCAACGAGTGTCTGATTTGGTCCTGTAGTTATTCTTTTACCTGCTTCGTATCCTACTGCTACATTGTAAACATTAGTAGCTGAGGTAAAATTTTGAGCTTCTAATGCATAATAACCAAAAGCTGTTGAACGGCCTCCTAGTGTATCCGAAGATAAAGCCCAAGTTCCAACTGCCGTATTACCATCAACAGCAGTTAAAGCATCACCTGACGCATACCCCATTAACGTATTGTATCGACCTGTGGTTATTGCTCCACCTGCGGCTCTACCCACCCCTGTATTACTATCTCCTGTTGAACATACCTTTAAAGCACTCCATCCAACAGCAGTATTATCACCTCCTGTCGTATTAGATTCCATTGTAGAAAAACCCAAAGCAGTGTTGTTTGTTGCTGTTGTAGTAGCACCTAAAGAGTAACCACCCATTGCAACATTACTACCACCAGTTGTGATTGCATCTCCAGCTAGACCACCTATGATAACATTGTGTATGCCTGTGGTTACTGCCGCACCTGCCTGATAACCTACTGCTGTATTGTAAGCATCTGCTCCCGCATTTAAGGCAAATAAAGCCTGAGTTCCTACAGCAGTATTTTTGCCGTGAGCGTCTTCATATTTAAGTGCTTCATAACCTAGTGCAACATTATTACTACCAGTTGTAAGCGAATAACCTGCCGAGCCACCAACGATGGTGTTCTTTTCGCCTGTTGTAACTGAGGTTAAAGCACTAAAGCCAACTCCTACGTTGTTTTCTGCTGTAGTGTTAGCTCTAAGAGCAGATTCACCTACCGCTGTATTTGAATGTCCAGTTGTGTTACTGAACATAGCTTTCCAACCCACTGCGGTATTACTATCAGCCGTTGTATTTGCGTCTAAAGCTGATTTTCCAACTGCCGTATTGTAGTCGCCTGTCGTATTATAGTACATTGTTGCAGTTCCCACCGCAACATTCTCTTTTCCAGTTGTATTTGTGAATAAAGCATCTCTGCCGACTGCTACGTTATAGTTTGCAGTGGTATTATTTCCTAAAGATCCTTTGCCCACGGCAGTATTTTCTGCTCCAGTTGTATTGTCTCTTAAACTTCCCCAACCAACTGCAACATTAGAACCAGCCGTAGTTAAGTTTTCTAAAGCAACAGTTCCAAGTGCAACATTGTTTCCTCCAGTAGTTGCTAATTTAAGACTTCTATCTCCAACTGCCGTATTGTCACCACCTGTATTTAGTGTTGTGCCAGAATCATATCCAATAAGAACATTTTGACCACCAGTTGTAACTGCATCACCTGCGTTTACTCCGATTGCAACTGAGTTATACCCTGTGGTTGATGTTTTAAATGCACTATGCCCTAACGCAACATTACTAGCGCCAGTCGTATTATAGTACATTGCATCTCTACCAATAGCAGTATTACTACTTGCGGTAGTATTTGTAGCTAATGCACCCTCTCCCACCGCAACATTTTGTGCGCCTGTTGTCGTAGCTCCACCAGAGTTTTGTCCAACAAAAGTATTTGAAGCTCCTGTCGTAACTGCATCGCCAGAAAGTCCACCAATGAAGGTGTTGTTTGTCGCTGTGGTTACTGATGCTCCTGCATAATATCCTACTCCTGTATTATAAATATCCCCACCACCAGTAGTATTTTGTGCAGTTAAAGCTCCATTACCAACAGCAACATTTCTATCTCCTGCTGTTTCTGTGCCTAAAGCGCCTACACCGATTGCAGTATTTTCATTTCCTGTAGTTAAAGCATCTCCTGCTATACCACCTATAATAGTGTTGTATTGAGAAGTTGTCATTAATGCACCTGCATCATAACCAACTGCTGTATTATATGCTGCTCCACCTGCATTTAAAGTTTTTAAAGCACGATAGCCAACTGCTACGTTCCATCCATTTGTATCTTCTGTTGCTAGTGCTTCAAATCCAATAGCTACGTTACTATCTCCAGTCGTCAAAGCAGTACCAGCTTCGTCACCCACAACTACGTTGTAGTTACCACCAGATGCTATTGAGTTACCTGCGTTGACACCTGCTCTGAAGTTAGATGTACCTGATGTATTGGTAGACATACCATCTGATACAGATATTCCTGTAACGTCAATGCCTGTAGAGGTTGTGGCAAATTTTTCAGAACCGTTGTGATATAATTGTACAGAACCACCATCATTTCCAACGATTATACTTGCGTTATTTGCAGCATTATTTACTACAAAAGAACCTGCATTAATTTGTAAGTTACCAGTGCCAGCGTCTTTGATAATACTATGAGACCCATCATGGTAAATCTGTAGGTCAGACCCAGCACCAAAGATAGCCTTTGCATTATCAGCAAATGTAGCGTTACCAGCGTGAGCAGTAGTAGACGCAAAATCCACAGCACCATCAATGTCTAC